AAAAAAATCTAAAAAGTGGAATTCAATGATGAATATGATGCAAGTTCCTAAAAAAGATGGCAAAGGTTTCTTTAGACCTGCACCATTTACTCAACAATACAGATTGAAAACTGTTTTGGAAAAAAACCAATTAGGTTCATGGTATGGTTGGGAGATTACATCAGAAGGATTAGTTCAAGACGAAAGCTTAGTAAATAGAGCTTATAAGTTTAGACAATCTTTAATGAGTGGAAGTGTTAAAGTTAAACACGGCCAAGAAGAATCATCAGAAAAAACTCCATTTTAAATATGGACTTTAATAAATCCTTGGGGCAGTTTAAAAAACTGTTCCAAGGGTCTGATACATATCATGGTCAATCCAAAAAGTTAGGTAAGAAAAGATCTGACGGAAAAGACGAATGGCGTAGTTGGATAAATCCTATTCCAATGACCGATCAAAACTGGCTTGATCATTTAGAGGGTAAAGATAGTTTTGGTACTGTACCCATACGAGACGACTCCACAGCAAGTTGGGGAGTAATAGATGTTGATAGATATAACATCGATCATAAAAAATTTATAAAAACAATTAGAAAAAGAAAATATCCATTTGTTCCTTACAGATCAAAATCAAATGGCTTACACTTAATTTTACATTTAGACGAACCTGTGGCTGCATCTGAAATGAGGAAAAAGATGATAGCTATTGCATCTGATCTAGGAGTTAATGATACAAAGACAGATATTTTTCCTGCACAAGATACCGTAGACCTTACCCCCGAGAAATGGGACGACAAACAAAAAGGACAATTTGTTAATTTACCTTATCAAAATGCAAAGTTTCCAACACGATGTGCTATGGATGATGAAGCTAACAGCCTATCCTTTGAAAAATATTTAGAACATGTAAAACAATTTGTAATTACAAAAGAGCAATTTAAAAATTTAAAAACAGTAACGGACAGCGAAAACAAACAATGGCCTAATTGTGTAAACAAATTTGTTAGAAATCAAATTAGAGAAGGCGAAGGTCGTAATGATGCTATGTTTAATGTTGGTGTTTTATGTAAAAAAATAAACGAAGATAAGGATTATTGGGAAGCAGAAATTAGAGAGATGAATAAAACGATTTGTGTGCCACCTCTTACACCGAAAGAAATAGCTAAAGTTATTGATCAAGTTGATAAGAAAGATTACTCATATAAATGTGGTACTTCTGTTGCAAGAATGTATTGTAATGGATCTTCACAATGCGCTAAAAGAAAATTTGGTATTGGTCTAAACGAAGCTATTCCTGAAGTAGGTAAGTTAGTTAAAGTAAATTCATATCCAGACCCTTACTGGCTTCTGCCTATACAAGGCAAAGTTGTTAAACTAGATACAAAACAATTATACCAACAACAATTATTAGGAGAAAGATTATTAAATTACGATATTGTTTGGAGACCTTTAAAACCAAGTAAAAGAGATCCCGATCCTTACAGAGATTGGTTAGAAGAATTAATTTCTAATAAACAAGACATGGAAGGTTTTGATGGTGAGGAAGAGAAAAAAGAAGTATTCAATACTAGAATTGTAAAATTCTTTGAAGATACAGATACGATTACCGAATTTGACCAAATTGAACACGATAATATTTTTCAAGATGGTAAAGAAATTAGATTTAAACTTGAGACTTTTAGGCAATTCATGAAAAAACAAGGGTATAACTGGTCCGAAAAAGATTGTACAATATTTTTACAAGGAGCTGGATGTAAGAAAAGTGCAAAATTTCAAGGAGTACAGGCGAGACATTGGGTTGCAACATTACCAAAACAAACTGAACACAGGAACAAGGATGTCAAATTTAATAAAGCAAAAGCTCCATGGGAAAACAATTAAGTTTTTTGGCCCACCAGGAACAGGAAAAACTCATAGACTTTTAAAAAGAGTAGAAAGATTTTTAAAGCGGGGGATATCTCCTGATGAGATTTGTTACATATCTTTTACTAATAAAGCTGTAGAAGAATGTAGAGACAGAGTCCGTAAACAATTTAAAGGTTATGATGAAGATGATTTTAAATACTTTAGAACCTTACATAGTTTAGCAAGACAACAATTTTCTGACATACCTGTATTAGATCCAAAAGTAGATATGCTTCAGTTTCATACACAATATGGAACAGTTAAACTTAATTACAAACCTACATGGGACGATCAAAAGGTATACAACAATTGGTCTTTACAAATTTATGATAGAGCAAGAAATATGAAAATGAATCCTATTGATTTATATAAAAGAGAACCCCGTAAAAAAGTTAGGCTACAACAATTCAAATCGATTATTGCAGGTTACGAACGATATAAAACTTACGAAGCGACACCAGGTAAATTTAAAAACGACCGTTTAGATTTTACAGACATGGTGCAAAAATATATTGATACAGGTTTACCCATACCTTTTAAAGTTTTGATGGTAGACGAAGCTCAAGATCTAACACCTTTACAATGGGATATGGTTGTAAAGTTAGCATTACATTCTGATAAAGTTTACATTGCAGGTGATGATGACCAAGCTATTTATGAGTGGAATGGTGCTGATGTAGTGTTTTTTCAAACGTTTCCTGGGAAGATAAAAATATTAAAAGAATCTAGAAGATTGAATAAGAAAGTACATTTCTTTTCTAAATGTATTTTAGACGGTATGGAAGGACACCGAATCGAAAAAGAATTTACATCTAATGGTAATGATGGAGCGATCTATAAGTGGAGTACATTAAAAAAAATACCGTGGGAAACACAAGGGTCTTGGATGGTCCTTGCAAGAATTAATGATGTTAAGAAAGAGTTACAGGATGAAGCTAGAAAATTAGGTTTGTATTTTCAGGATATGCGTGGAAACAAATCGTTTGATATTAATCAATGGAAAGCTATTTGTGATTGGCGAACGCTATGTGATGGTGGTGCAATTACGAGAGAAGATGCCTGCAACATGTATAATTTTTTATTAAACATAGATCACGGCTACCGGTCAACGGACAGCAAGAAGTGGGGCTTTGCTCACCCTAATCAAGTATTTAATTTTGATGAATTACATTTACAAGGAGGCATGGTAGAAGAAAGAAAAGATTGGATGGATGCTTTTCAAAGAAAGTTTAAAGATAAGGAAAAAATCTACTTTAGAAAACTTCTAAATAACAATTTTAATTTAGATGACAAAGCAAGAATTATTATAGACACCATTCACCAAGTTAAAGGAGGAGAAGCGGACAATGTAGTAATATCAGCTAAATGCAACTTCCCTTCACATTTTGATAGAAAAAGTTTAGAAGACCGAATCAAAGAACTTAGAGTGTGGTATACAGGCGTTACAAGAAGTATTAATACACTGCATTTATTAGGTACATATCACAAGTATCATTTTCCCTTGAGTAAATATTATAAATTGTATAAAAGTAACTATGCCTAAGAAACAAATTGGTGGATCTCACTATAAATCTTTTGTCATCGAACCTTGGACGTTTATTCAAGAAAACGAACTTAATCCTTTTCAAGCCAATGTAATTAGATATACGTGCAGATACAAAAACAAAGGTGGAATTCAAGATTTAGAAAAAATAATTCATTATTGTGAGATGGAGATAGATTTCATGAAAAAGAAAAAAAAGAAAGTAGAACTTCCTGATGATTCTATTGAAAAAGAAGAGGAGTGGGCAGCGATGGTAGCTCAAATGCAAGATTCATGAGTCATCAATTAAATTTTATATATAATGACTCTGATTGGGTAGCACCATCAGAATATCCTGACTTAAGAGAAGCAGATGAAGTTGCGATTGATTTGGAAACAAAAGATCCCGAACTTAAAAAATTAGGCTCAGGTTGGGCAACAGGTAAGGGCCATGTTGTAGGTTTTGCTGTGGCTGCACTGGGTAAACAATGGTATTTTCCAATAGCACACGATGCTGGTGGTAATATGGATCTAGCTGTTACAACAGCTTGGATGGTGGATTTACTTAAAAGACCTAGCACAAAAATATTTCATAATGCTTCTTACGATGTGGGTTGGTTATTAGCAAACGGATTTGAAATTAATGGAAAGATTGTTGACACAATGGTTGCTGCAGCTCTTATTGATGAAAATAGATGGAGCTTTTCCCTTAACGCATGTGCAAAAGATTATTTAGGTGAAATAAAAAATGAGACTTTCTTAAAAGAGAAAGCAAAGGAATGGGGTATTGATCCTAAACAAGATTTATGGAAAATGCCTGCAGGCTATGTTGGTTTTTATGCAGAACAAGACGCAGCATTAACTTTAAAGTTATGGCATAGATTTAAAGCTGAAGTACAAAAACAATCTATTAATGATGTTTGGGAAATGGAAATGGATCTGTTACCAATTTTAATAAAAATGAGACAGACAGGTATAAGAGTAAATGAAGAAAAAGCTCACATATTAAAAAAAGAATTTAGAAAAAAGGAATCCGAAGTATTACATAAAATTAAAAAGGAAACGACAATTGCTGTAGATATTTGGGCTGCAAGAAGTGTAGCGCAAGTATTTGACAGAGTTGGTGTTGAATATCCAAGAACAGCAAAATCAAATGAGCCATCATTTACAACTAACTGGTTACAAAATTGTGAGCATCCAATTGCTGCTCTAGTCAGAGAGGCAAGAGAAATAAATAAGTTTCATTCTACTTTTATTGATTCTATACAAAGATATGTTCATAAAGGAAGAATACATGCAGAGATAAACCAATTACGTTCAGATCAAGGAGGCACTGTATCCGGACGCTTGTCTTATGCAAATCCAAACCTTCAACAAATACCAGCGAGAAATAAAGAATACGGAAATAAAATTAGAAGTTTATTTTTACCTGAGGAGGGAAGACAGTGGGGATCTTTTGATTATTCACAACAAGAGCCAAGACTTGTAGCCCATTACTCTGCATCTATAGGAGAAAAATTAGACGGGTCTGAGGAATTTATACAAGCTTACGAAGATGAGTCTGCAGACTTTCACCAAATTGTAGCTGATATGGCTGATATATCTAGAACACAAGCCAAGACAATTAATTTAGGGTTGTTTTATGGCATGGGTAAAGCAAAGCTTTCAAAAGAATTAGGAATTAGTAAGGACAAAGCAGAGATCCTTTTAAATAAATACAATTCAAGAGTCCCTTTTGTAAAAAAATTAGCTAGTGCTGTAACGCAATCTGCTAGTAAGTTTGGTTTTATTAGAACTATTAAAGGACGTAAATGTAGGTTTGATAAATGGGAGCCTGCCACGTTTGGAATGAATCAAGCTATGAATTACAATGAAGCTAAAGCTAATTATGGAAATAACATAAGAAGAGCATTTACTTACAAAGCTTTAAATAGACTAATACAAGGATCTGCAGCTGATCAAGCTAAACAAGCAATGATTGATTGTTATAAGGCAGGACATTTACCTTTATTACAAATACATGATGAATTATGTTTTAGTATAGGAACTGACGCTGACGTTAAAGTTATAAAAAGTAAAATGGAAAATGCTGTAGAAAACTTAAAAGTACCTTTTAAATGTGATGTAGCTTTGGGCCAGAGTTGGGGAGAAGCTAAGGAAAATGAGTAAAATAAAAGCACTTAACAATAATCAAATTTTAACAGAACTCGATGATATTAAGATTGTTGATAATTTTTTTACAAAAGAGTGTTTAGATATATTAAAAACAAGAATGCTTTACGGTAAATATTTTGATGATAAGTATAAAACTTACGTTGCTACTAACTATAAACCTGGCCAAGATTACATCACAAATTTAATAGTGAAAGAAATAAAGAATAAATACGTATTGCCTGAATTTCAAAGAGGTTGGAGTTTTGTTTATTTTAAAAATGACGCAGGTGTTCGTATGCACGCAGATCCATCTTTAATTAATTTAAATGTTTGGGTATCTTCTAATGAAAGTGTAGAAGATTCGAGTAAAAATGGATTAAATATTTACAAAATATTACCCCCTTCGGATTGGAAAAGAGTAGATTGGAATCATAATTCTGATGAAATGAAAAAATATATTATGGAAAATAATGTTTCTCCTATTAAAATAGCGTATAAAAGTAATAGAGCTATTTTTTTTAATGGAGCCTACTTTCATGAAAGTAACGGTGTTTCAATGAAAGATGGTGTAGAAAATAGAAGAATAAGTTATACATTACTTTTTGGAAATAATTTAGAATAATGGATATTATTAAAGATAAAATAGATAATTTTTTTAAATGGGTTAAAGGAACTCAGTTAGTAGAACTTGATTCTATCAACGTTGAAGAAGATCCTGTTAGACCTGAATTAGATTTAGAATTTAGAAAGAGCTACGGAAGAAAAATATATGGTCTTAAGTTTAATAATGAAATTGAAGGGATTGTTTGTATTGCTTATACTAATGATATTCCAAAGTCCGTAAAAGAGTTAGATATCATGTCTCAAAACGCATATCTTAAGAAAGACGCTAATACTGCTGTTGCCTATACTGTGTGGTCAAGAAAAAGAGGTGCAGGAAAAGAGATTATACAAAAAGCTCTTGAATTTATTAAGACCCACAAAGAAATTAAAAAAGTAGTAACTCTTTCGCCATTAACTCC